CCGGGCCAGTTCTAAGAGCAGAATTCACCATAATGGAAAAGGTTCCAAGCTCGTCTGACGCGGCGTCAATAAATCCCGCTGGCCATCTGAACGGAATGACAAATTCTAAACCCTCTTCTTGGGACAGCTTGTGTATAAGCCCTCCCATATTTACCAAAGCTGGTATAGTCGGCTTTGTCAAAAATGGTGAAAAACCAATTACTAAACCACCGGCATAAAAAGGCGACGATTTGATGACGACCTTTACGAGTAAAGTCCCTTTCCAAAATCTCGTGACATCAAAGGGTTCTTTTTGGGCTGGTGTGACAAGAAAATCTTTGGGAGACTTCATTTGCACAAGGATGTCCCCGGCTACTGCTGAAGTCGGCCACGTGAAATCTCTCACGTAGGTGAATTTTTGAACAAGTTTATTGAGATCCCAGTTCACATCGTTCAGATACGTTTCCGAGCGACCGTTTTGCGACTGGATTAGTTGGTCACCAGTCTTCACCGGTTTTGCTTTCGTAGAAGCGGCGTCTTGCACACTGGCGCCCACGGCGTCTGTTATCTTCTTTCCAGGAGTTCCTATAATTTGATTATCAATAACCTCATCTCCTATTGGGGCTATTGCTTCACTGGTTGGAGCTGTGCTAATCTCTGCTGTTCCGAGACTCTGCTTATCCAAGGCCGTCATAGACAACCCTGATTGATTGAATGTTTCTACTATTTGTAATGGTGACATGTTATATTTTGCCCTTTCTGTCGCTGGCACTCTTGGTTTTTCTATGCTTGCGAGGGTGAATGGGTCCTCTTGTATTTCACGCGATGCAAAATCGGTATGGGAGCCTGGAAAACAGTGAAAGTTGTTCCAGATAACAGATAACTCCTCGTACGATGGTAATACCAATCTCGGTTCCTTCTCTAAAGCCTCGTCTCGAAAGTCATCAAAGACTTCCTCGCCGTGGAAGAAAAGAGATCGAAGTGAACAGGTGGCATTGTCCTGTGTGGCTTTCACAATGTCGTTGTTCTCAGTGGAAAGCCTAACCCAATAAGTCGATTCATATAATGAAGAGATTTCCGAAACCGGGAGGAATGCTCCTCTCTCATATCTGGTGACGTTCTTCAGAAAACTTAATTCAAAATAATTTGTAGACTCAGGAATATCCTG